TTATTTATTATATCTAAGTCTTGGATATATTTTGATGTTGAACTTTGAAAGTCTTTTTTTAGGTTCTCTACTATATTCTATATAGTCTATAACTTCTTTTAACAAATCATTTCTTTCTTGCATATTATTACTTTGATAATATAATTCTAAAACGTTCTCAACTTGAGGTAGTATATCGGATATAGAAAAATTAGACTCTTTTTCTTTTTTTAAATCTTTTTTTGCTTGTGTTAAATTGTCTCTGTTTAAATCAATTTTATCAGCAAGAACTTTAGATCTATCAAGATATGTGTCTACATCATAAATATCCTGCTCCAATAAATTATGTAAATTTTCTTTTTGTTTTAATAATGTTTTATATTCACAATCAAGTGATTTTATAATAGAGTAGTAAGACTCTAAATTTGAATTATTATTCTTAGGAGACTCTAGGTTTTTAATTGAAACTTGATAAGAAGCTATCCAATTTTCAAGCTCATTGATTATTTCTTTCTCAACAATACTAAGCTTAGAACCTCTATTTTTACCACAGTTTAGACATTTTAAAAACTTAACCAATTCGTTATTTTTATAAGTTGACTGTTGAGCTATCATTTTATGACCACATTCAGAGCAAATTATCAAACCTGCTAGGGGATTTGTTATAGATGTATTTTTTTTTGTAGATGGGATTGAGCTATTTTTAAATAGGTTTTGAGCTTCTATGAAGATAGATTCATCTATTATAGGCTCGTGAATTCCTTTTGCTTCAATATGCTCATCAACGGGCCTAGTTCTAGAATTGTTTTTCCCTCTATCAACTTTATTCCATACAACATAGCCTGCATAAGTTTTATTCTTTAATATATCTCTAACTACTTTAGGATACCAAGTTCTACCTGTAGATGTTTTTAATCCTAATGAATTTAAGTGGGAAGATATTTTAACTCCTCCATAATGTTTATTAACATACAAATCAAATATCATTTTTATAACTTCTGCTTTATCATTATCTATGATCATAGATTTTTTTCCAGACTCATCAAATATAAATTTATAACCATAGGGAGGTTTACTAGCTATAAATTTGCCTTCTTCAACGCTTTTAACTCGACCTCTTTGCATACGCCTATTTATGAGTTTAAGTTCTTTACGTGCCATAAATGCTTCAAACTCAGAGTATTCTTCATCCCATTCATTATTTAAGTCATATGTTTTTCTAGGTGTTATAATTTTAGTATTTGACTTTTTAAAAGTTTCAAGTATAAGACCTTGGTCTTGCATATTACCTCTACCAAGTCTATCTATATCCATAACTAATACAGAATCATAAAGGCCATTTTTTACTTCGTCTAAAAGTTCTATCATTTTAGGTCTATAAGAAATACTTTCTCCTGATACTAGCTCTTCTTTTATTTCAATTATATCTAGATTTTGTTCTTTTGCTAATTTTAAAAGAGTAGATCTATGTCTACTTAGAGTTTCGAATTCTCCTTGTTTTTCACATTCTTCATCAGAACGTGATTTTCTTAAGTAAATACAGGTTTTTATCATAGTCATTCACCTTTATAAATTTATTTTAATTAAGATATTAAATTATATTAATTTTGTATAGAGTTTATTAATTAAAGGTATGCGATTATAAAAAATCTATTAATACATTTATGAAAAAATACTAGTTAGAATAGATTAAGCTGATAGCAATCTTTCATAAATAGTATTAAAATATATCAATAAGTTCGGTTATAATTAAACTAGGAGAAAATGATATTGCATAGTTATCTATCTGAACAGAAGGGTCGTATTTTTTTTTATAGCATTCTATAGCTTCATCCAAAAAAGGAATAGTGACATTTAAATAGTCAGCTATTTCTTCTTTAGTTCTGCAATAATTTTTCCAAGCATTTATAATTCCATTTAAACCGATTAACTTATCATAAGAAAATAGTCTAGCTTTATATTCTTGTTTAGCATTTGACATATCATCTATATCTAATATATTTCCATAACTTTTATAATGATGGGCAAGCTCTTCTGCTAAAACGCATGCCTTTTCTTTATTAGTAGTCAATCTAGTTTTATTTATAGCAATTTTTCCATCATAATATAGACCATCAGAGCTTGACTTAAGTGAAACTTCTTTTACTATTATATTATTTTCATGTGCTTCTTGTTGTAATTCTTCATATATATTCATATAAATCACCTAAACTTTACCAATTATTCATATCTTTTATATCTTCTAATATTCTATCCATTTCACCATACTCGGTTAAATGGTCATTGTGGGCAGCTATAGTTTTTATATTTAAGCTAGTGTTTTTTTCAGTATAGTTTTTTAGTTGAGTTAATTCATAAACCCTTTTAATTGCTTCATCTTTTCCTAAATCGTTAAGTTTATAGAAATTGCTTAATAAATTTTGTTCCTTAACAGATTTAAAACTATTAACTTTATTTTTATCTAAATCATCTTTTTTAGAAAAAATTTCGTTATCTTGATCTAGAGGATCAAATGTTTTTATATCTATATTTAATATATCGCAAATTTTAATAACTCGGTCTACAGCCATTCCGCCAATACCTTTATCTAGTGCACTGGTTAATGTGGTGCTAGGTATTTGTACAATTCTAGAAAATTCTCTTATACTACCATATTTATTTAAAATTAGTTGTTTTAATTTATTAGTTTTATTCAATATAAAAACCTCCTTTCTATTGTATATATTAGCATTTTATAAACGTAAATTCAATCATAATAAACGAAATTTCATTTAAAAATATTTAAATTTTATAAAAAAATAAAAAAAATGTTGATTTTAAACGAAATTTAGTATAACATTAAATTACAAACGAAATAACGTTCAAAGGAGGAAGCATCAAATGTATCTTAATTTAGAGGCTGAGATAGCTAGGAAAAAAATAAAAAAAGCATCTATAGCCAAATACATAGGCAAAACTTACAATACTTTAAATTTAAAACTATCAGGTAAGTATTCATTTACTTATGATGAAGCTCTTAAAATACAAGAACAATTTTTTCCAGAGTGTGATTTAAAAATGCTATTTAAAAAAACTATATAGATATATTAATCTTTTTCACATTTACATAGAAATAGTGTTGAATAGGACAATTTTTATAATTCATATAAATTATAAAGGGGGGATTACATTATGGATATTTATAAAGTAGAAACTGAAAATGCGATAATAGAAATAATTTCTCCAGAAGTGAGGCTTGGAAGAAAGCAAACAGATGAAGAAATTCAGGCAATCCTTGACAGAATAGCAAAGATTAATTATAGAATAGCAAAAAGGTTATACAAAGAAGGTAAGTTAGCTACTAAAAAATAGTAGCTATACATACAAATTAGGACAAGCTTAATTTAAAATAAATTATTAAATATAATAGTCCAATAGAAGGGTGGATTTTATGAATAGAAATAGATGTGAAAGGCAAAGAAAATATTTAGATTCATACATAGTAGTTGATACAAAAGATATAAAAAAGGATAAATGGCTAAAGTACAGACAATCGGGAATAGGAGGTAGTGATGCATCTGCAGTTATAGGCGTTAATCCATGGAAGAGTTCAATACAACTTTATATGGAAAAAAAAGCGGATAGTCCAAAAGAAGTTAAATCTTTTAGACTTGAATTAGGAAATAGATTAGAGGGCTTGGTTGCTGAATTATTTACAGAAAAAACTGGATTAAAGGTAAGAAATGTTAATGGCATACTTAAAAATGATAAATATCCTTTTGCGCTAGGAAATATAGATAGAGCTATTTTAGGAGAAAAAGCTTTTTTAGAGTGTAAAACAACGGGTTCATATTCACTAAAAGAATGGCAAGAAGGAATTCCAATACATTATGAAATTCAATGCTTACATTATATGGCTATAACAGGTGCTACACATTGCTATATAGCTGTGCTAATTGGGAACAGTGAATTCTTATTTCATAAATTAGTTAGGGATGAAGAGTCGATAAACTATCTTATGCAAATAGAAAAAAGGTTTTGGGAAGAAAACATATTAAAAGATATTGTACCTTTACCAGATGGATCAGATGCATACAGTGAGTATTTAAAAGAGAAATATAAATTTTCTAATAATGAAGAAATAGAATTGCATTTTTTAGAAAATGGGAAAGAAAAGCTTTTAAGATATGAGGACATATTATCAGATATAAAACAATTAGAGAAGGAGAAAAAATTAATAGAACAAGAAATACAAGCTCATATGGAAGAATTTGAAGTAGCTAGAATAGGAACTAGAAAAATAACATGGAAAAATTCTTCTAGAAAAACTTTAGATAGTAAAAAATTAAAAGCTGAGATGCCAGATATAGCAGAACAATTTATGAAAATTAGCACTTCAAGAATTTTTAAGATTGGAAAAGAAAAATAAAGAAGGATGGTATATAAAATGACAGATTTAAAAAATAAACTAGCAAATAAAGCATCAGAAACAATAAATGTCAAAAAATCTAGCCCAAATAAAGCTATGGAGCAATTAATGAGACAAATGTCAGGACAAATAAAGAAAGCCTTACCAGAACATATATCAAGCGAGAGATTTCAAAGACTAGTTTTAACAGCATTTGGAAGTAATTCTAAATTTTTAAGTTGTGATCCTATGAGTTTTTTAGCAGCTATGATGGATTCAGCTCAACTAGGTTTAGAACCAAATACACCACTAGGACAAGCCTATCTAATTCCATATGGTAATAAAGTTCAATTTCAAATTGGATATAAGGGATTACTGGAGTTGGCATTAAGAAGTGGACAAATAAAGAGTTTATATGCACATGAGGTTAGAGAAAATGATAAGTTTGAAGTAAAGTATGGACTAAATCAAGATATTATACATGAGCCTGTAATAACTGGGGAAAGAGGAGAAGTTATAGGTTATTACTCAGTTTACCATTTAACTTCAGGTGGATATAGTTTTATATTTATGACTAAAGAAGAAGTGTTAAACCATGCTAGAAGTAAAAGTAAGACTTTTAAAAATGGACCTTGGCAAACTGATTTTAATGCAATGGCAAAGAAAACTGTTATAAAACAACTTTTAAAATACGCTCCACTAAGTATAGAAATTCAAAAGGCAGTTAACTCAGATGAAACTGTTAAATCTAAAATAGATGAAGATATGAGTTTAATCGAAGATGAAACAGAACCTATTGAGGTTGGATTTGAATTAAAAGATGAAAGTGAAGAAATAAATATTACTCAATAATGATAATGGCTATTTAATACAAAAGAAGGTGAAATATAGTGGAAGTGAAAGATAAACCATATTTTCAAAGTACCAGTATTTTAAATGAAGGATATGGTTTAATTCCTAAAAAGATAACTAGAGATAAATTGTTAAGCTTAGAAGCAAAAGCTATATATGCATATTTAGCTAGTTTTGCAGGAAGTAATGGGAGTTGTTTTCCGGGAAAAGAATTAATGCTCGCTGAACTAGCAACAACGGAGAGAAGATTTAATAAAAATATAAAACAATTAAAAGAACATGGATATATACGTGTTTATAAGAGACGAAAAGGTAATAGAAATGACAGCAACTTATATGAATTAATAATGGATACTAGAGAAATAAAAGTTGCAAGAGAAGAATATGATACTAGTCAAATTGACAATGGTCAATTTGATAGTAGTCAACTTGATAGTAATCAAATTAACCCCCCTAATAATAAAAGCTTTAATAATAACAATATTAAAAATATAAGTTTAAATAATTTGGATAATACAAAAGAGACTACTATAGAAGATATAATAAACTTTTATAAAAGAGAAATAGCTAGTAATTATATATTAAATTCAATTGAACAAGATAGGATAGTTAAATTATCAAAAAAAATACAAAATGAGTTATTTATAGAAGCAATGAGAATATCTATAAAATCAAATATAAAATCTATATACTACATAGAAGGTATTATAAATAAGTGGTTAGAAGCTGGAATTACTACGGTGGATAAATTAAAATTATACAGATCAAATATAGAAAAAAATATAGAAGCCAAATTGTATAAAGGAGATGATCTATATGTTAGAACAAGAAAAGATAAATCTACAAAAAAGAGTACAAATGATAGTAGAGAAAGTGAAGAATCAAGAAAAATTAGATTGCTTGAAAAGTGCAAAGAGCTTAGCAAAAAATGAATATAAGTGTTCTAAATGTAGAGATATGCTCTTTATAGAGCTAGATGATGGAAGTTTTGCACCATGTAAATGTAGAAACTTAAGAATAGCAGAGAATAAGTTAAAACTATCAGGGATAAGTGAAGAATTTAGAAAAATGAGATTTGAAAATTTTAAGTATGAAAGTAGTATTGAGGCAATGGAAGCGTATGTAACATCAAAGACTTACTCTAAAGAATTTAAATCTATTATTAATAAGAAGCAAAATTCAATAATGCTAATGGGACAAGTTGGAAGTGGTAAAACACATTTAGCTATGGCTATATCAAATATACTATTAGATGATGGTAAAGGCGTTATATATATGCCTTATAGAAACATCATAACTAAAATTAAGCAGTGTATAACTGATGAAGAAAATTATCAAAGAGAAATAATCAAATATAAGGAAGCTCAGATTTTATTTATAGATGATTTATTTAAGGGAAGAATTACTGAATCTGATATAAACATAATGTATGAAATAATTGATTATAGATACTTCAAAAACCTTCCCATGATAATTACTACTGAAAAATCATTGAGTAACTTATTAGAAATTGATGAAGCTATAGGGTCTAGGTTATATGAAAAATGCAAAAATTATACAGTTATAATGAAAGGTAAAAAATTAAATTATAGAATTTATGAAGCTAAGTAAAGATGAAAAGCAGAAAAGGAGAAGCTATCAGATATGAAATATAGCAATACATATGATTTTGACTTTACAGAAAACTATATGGCATTACTAGCTTGTATATTAAACCCTAAATTAAGTATTGGAAAAGCAATTAAACATATAATTTTAGAGGATGCTAGATATGGAGAGGGTGGAGCATATAGGAATATTAAAAGCCCTAAAAAAAGTTATAATCATAGAGCGAGGGTTACAGATGAGGTTGAAAATAAGGTTTATGAGTTTAATACATTAAATGATTGTTGTAAATTTTTAAACATTAGAAGATCAGATATAACTATATATATAAAACATAAAATTAAATTCAAAAAACGATATATGATTGAAGTACCAGAGAATATTGAAAGGATAAAATGTAAGGAAGTTAGAATTACAGATACTTTGAAAAATGAAATTATTGAACTAAAAAGCATTAATAAAGCATGTGAGTACTTAAATGCTAGCCGAGGAAATTTAAAACAAGCTATAGAAGCTAAAAGGTTATTTAGGCAAAGATATAAAATAGAAATTAAAGATAATAAGAAATTTAATTGTTAAAATTATAACTTATAAATATAAAAAAACAATATTATTAAATTAAATATTTATAAAAAACAAACAACAAGTTTATAAATTAAAATAAAGTGTTAATTTGAAAATTTATGGAGGGCAGATTTATGAAAAAAGAAGCGTACATACCCAGTGTACAAAAAACATTTTTTAAGCCTAGTGACTCAAAAACATATCCAAATTATATGGCTTTAGCTCAGTGTATATGTGGTAAAGAGATAAATGGGAAAATAAATTATCCACAAAGTGCTGATAAGGTAATGAGTGTATGGGGCATTAAAGGTGGAGAATCAAATGAAGATGATTTTAATTCGAAAAATTATTAGGAGATTAGTATGAAAGCTAAATTTATTATAAATGGAAAACCAAAAGGAAAGGATAGACCAAGGTTAAGTTATGGAAAAATAAGAACAACAGAAGAAACTATTATTTATGAAAATTATATAAAACTATTATATAGAGCAGAAAATAAACCTTATTTTTCTGAAGCTATAAAACTAACTATAAATTGCTATTATAAAATAGCTAAAAGTGATAATAAAAAGCTAAAAGAATCAAAATTAAGTGGTAAAGTAAGACCTTTTAATATTAAGCCAGACATAGATAATGTTGTAAAAATAATATGTGATGCTTTAAATAAAGTTGCTTATAATGATGATACACAAATTGTTGAATTAATTGCAAATAAATACTTTGATAATAATCCTAGAGTTGAAGTTATAATCGAAGAATTAGAATAATAATAGAGGTGATATTATGAGTACTACAGTAAAAGTATCAAAAAAACATAACTTATTTAATAAAGTTGAAAGTCTATTTTATCAATTTAAAGATTTAAAAAGAGAGGTTATATGTATAGAAGAAGAGATAGAATTTATAAAGTTTGATTACAATGGTTTTAGGTCAACTGAGTATTTAGAAAAAGTTCAAAAAAGTGATAATATAAATTCACCTGTTGAAATAGAAATTATTCAAAAACAGAAGAAGTTACAGTTATTAGAACAATTAAAGTATGAAAAAGAGGTAAGTATAAAACGAGTTGAGAGAGCTATAGATAACTTTAATAAAGAAGAAAATGAAATGTTTAATATTAGATACATACAAAATATAAAAAATTGGCAAGTATATGGATTAAAAATGAATGTAGGAAAAGATACGTATTACTCCATAAGAGAAAATATGATAAAAAAATCTATACCTATAATTTTTCCACTTTATAATTTTGAAAATCATATTAGATAAAAAGTTTAATCTTGAATGAGTATATATTTTTTAGAAAAACTTCGGAAAAAGTGAAGAATTAAATTGATAGTAAGTATGATATTATATTAGTATAAAGAAATTATACAATATTAACTACTTACTATCGCTTACATTATTTTATATAAAATAATTAAGATAGCTTTGTATTTAATCTATATATGAGGATATAGTTTAATATGGGAAAACAGCTAAATTTGTTAGTAGAATATGGTTCGAAACCATATATTCTCATCAAATATTATAACTTTACGGCTCTTTGAGAACTCTATAGCGGTATGGAGTATAAACTAAAACTGTTATTTTGCAACAAGTTTTCATATGTTTAAATGCATAGTAATAAAAAAGTCACTAAATCTTAAAAAGATTAGTGGCTTTTTTATTTAACAAAGAATTGAGGTGGTGATGTGGCAGATTTAAAGGATTTAGCTAAAATAGATTATTTAAATGGAATAAAACAAAAACAAATATGTAAAAATCATGGAATTAATATAAATACACTGAAATCATGGATAAGTAGATATAAATGGGCTGAAGAAAAACGGCGAAAGGGAATACCTAAGAATACTGGAGGAGCTCCTCTTAATAATAAAAATGCAGTTGGACATGGAGCCCCAAAAGGAAATAAAAATGCTGAAAAGTTTGGCTTTTTTTCTAAATACTTACCAGATGAAACCTTAGAGTTAATGGATTCTATAGTTGAAAAAAAACAGATAGATATACTTTGGGAACAAATTGTAATACAGTATGCGGCTATAATAAGAGCTCAAAAAATTATGTATGTTGCTGAAAGAGATGAAATAATAAGAGAAGTAAAAAAAGAGGAACAAAGTGAGTTATCTCAAAAGATAGAGTATGAACTTCAATTTGCATGGGATAGACAAGCTTCTTTTCTTAATGCTCAAAGTAGAGCAATGAGCGAATTAAGGAGTTTAATTAAGCAATATGATAATATGATTAATTCTAATTTAAATTTAGCTACTGAAGAACAAAAAGCTAGAATAGAAGTCTTAAAGTCTAGAATAGTTAATAATGAAAAAAATAGAGAAGAAAAAATAGATCAATATTTTACGAAATTAGAGGAACATATAAATGTTAAATGATTTATATCATAAAAAACAAATAGAAGTAATGAACTTTGCAATGACCAACGATTTTTTTATGTTAATTAATCATGGTGCTAAAAGAACAGGAAAAACTATTTTAGATAATGATTTATTTATATATGAATTAAGAAGAGTTAGAAAGATAGCTGATGAATTAAATATTACATTACCTCAATATATTTTAGCAGGTGCTGATTTAGGATCGGTTCAAAGAAATGTTTTAAATGAACTTACCAATAAATATGATATTGAGTTTAAGTTTGACAAACACAATAGATTTATTTTATTTGGAGTTCAAGTATGTTGTTTTGGACATTCAAAAAAAAATGATTTAGGAAGAATAAGAGGGATGACTTCATTTGGAGCATATATAAACGAAGGAACTATGGCAAATGAAGAAGTTTTTAATGAAATTAAAGCAAGATGTTCTGGTGAAGGAGCACGAATATTAATAGATACAAATCCAGATCAACCAGAACACTGGCTAAAATCAAACTTTATAGATAAAGCAGATGGAAAAATAATACAAGCTTATCACTATGAGTTAGATGAGAATACATTTTTAAGTGAGAGATATAGAAACAATATTAAAGCATCAACTCCATCTGGAATGTTTTATGATAGAGATATAAAGGGATTATGGGTATCTGCAGAAGGAATAGTTTATAGAGACTTTAGAAAAGATGTTCATTACATAAGTGAACGTAATTTAAAAAATATAAATTTTGTAAAATTTTTTGCAGGTGTTGACTGGGGATATGAACATCATGGTTCTATAGTTGTTATAGGAAAAGATGATAATGAAAATTTATATTTATTAAGAGAGTATGCAAGACAATATGAAGAAATTGATTATTGGGTAGATGTAGCTAAAACAATAAAAAGTAAATATGGAAATATAATTTTTTATTGTGATAGTGCAAGACCTGAACATGTAGCAAGATTTAAAAAGGAAGGTCTAAGAGCTAAAAATGCTGATAAATCAGTATTAAGTGGAATTGAAGTAGTAGCAAAAGGATTTAAGACTAATAAATTAAAGGTAGTAAAGGAACATACTGATTTATTTAAAAAAGAAATTTTTATGTATGTTTGGAATAAAACAACGGGAGAACCTATTAAGCTGTGGGATGATGTATTGGATGCACTTAGATATGCAATTTATACAGAGAGTAAAGGTAGTGGATTAAGGTTAATGATTTAGTGAGGAGGTAGTATATGCTTTGGTTTGGAAAGACAGAAGAATCAGATGGATCAATGACTACTATACAATGGTTAGAGGAAGAAATTCAAGAATTTATAAATTCTAGTAATAGAAAACTCATGCTTACAGGAGAAAGATACTATGGAGTAGAGAATGATATATTAAGTAGAAAAATAACTAGACCATTAAAAAGTGGAGGAGAAGAAGAATTAAAATATAAATCTAATAATAAATTAGCACATGGTTTTTATAAAAACTTAGTGGATGAAAAAGTTGGATATTTATTAACTAAACCATACACTTTAAAATCAAAAAATGAAGATTATATAGATAAAGTAAAAGATACTTTAGGTAAATATTTTCAAGACACTTTTAATGAGTTAGGGTATGAAGCTAGCAATAAAGGAATCGGATGGCTACATATATATATAAATGAAAAAGGTAAATTTGATACAATGGTTATCCCTAGTGAACAAATAATTCCTATTTGGAAAAGTAGAAAACATAATGAGATAGATAGATTAATAAGATTCTATGATGTAATAACTTATGAAGGTACAAAGAAGAAAACTATAACTAAAATAGAGCTATGGTTTAAAGATAAACTAGAACACTATATAAAAGATGGAGATAATATAATGTTAGATAGTGAAGAGTATCTTAACATTGAAGGTGAAAAAGGTCATTATATAAAAGATGGATTTTGGGAGGTATGGGGTAAAATACCATTTATACCTTTTAAAAATAATCGAATTGAAAAGTCCGATATAAAATTTGTGAAAAGCTTAATAGACAATTATGATTTAAGCAGAAGTGATGTTGCGAATTTTATAGATGAAGTAAAAAATTTAATATTCGTTTTAAAAGGTTATGGAGGAGAAAATTTAGGAGATTTTATGGATAAATTAAATTTCTATAGAGCCATAGCTATAGATGATGCATCTGAAGGTAGTGTAGAAACATTAAGTCCTAATATGGATATAGATGCTATAAAAATACATTATGAACAATTAAAACGTGATATAAATGAGTGTGGACAAGGTATAAATAAAGATTTAGATAAGTTCGGGAGTTCTCCAAGTGGTATAGCACTAAAGTTTTTATATAGTGGGATAGACTTAAAGTGTAATTCATTAGAAGTTTTATTTACTAGAGCTTTTGAGGAATTACTATATTTTGTAAACACATATCTTAGGGAAACTAACCAAGGGATATATCAAGATGAAGATATAGAACTAATTTTTAATAAAAATATAAAAATAAATGAAGCTGAAACTATAGAAAATTGTATTAAATCTAAAGGAATAGTAAGCGATAAAACTATAATTGCAAATCACCCATGGGTTAAAAATTTAAGAGAAGAACAAGAACAATTGAATAAAGAAAATAAAAAGCCTTAATATTAAGGCTTTTTATATTGTCTTCAATTGCTATCTATAGACGTAAAAGAGAGTTAGCAAAACCACATTACAAGAGCAACACTTGTAAAAAGCGTATATGGAGGTAATAAAAATGAAATTTGAAGAACTACTAAAAAAATATGAACTAGATGAAAACAAAATTAAATCAATTGTTAAAGCTATGAGCAAAGAGAAAATTTTTATTACAACACATGAAAATATAGATGAAAGATATAAAAAGCTTAAAAGTCAAAGAGATGATTTAGAAAATCAAATTAAGGCATCTAGTAATACTATTAAAAATCTCAAGAAAAATAATGTTGACGATGAACAATTACAACGAATTATAAAAAAGCACGAAGATACTATAAAAACTTTAAAGGAAGATAGTCAGAAAAAAATAAGAAGTTTAACTATAGACAGTGCAATAAATAACTTATTAACTAAATCAAAAGCAAAACATTCAGATTTACTAGCTACTAAGTTTGATAGAGAAAAAATTGAAATAGATGATCAAGGAAATGTAATAGGACTAGATGAGCAACTTAATGATTTAAAGAAAACATATAAAGATATGTTTGAAGTTTCTTTATCTGGAGGAACACCAAAAAATCCAGACAACAAGATAATAATAGGAAATTCTTGGAAGGATCTTGTGAGTAATGCTGATAGTATGACTGCTGAACAAATAGCAGATGCATATAACAATATAAAATAAGGAAGGATGATGATTAATGTCAGTAGAAAGTTTTAAACCACAACTTTGGGAAGGAGCATTACTTGCTAATTTCCACAACATAAGTATAGCAGATGCAATAACAACTAAACCAACAGATGTAAAAGGTAATAAAGTAACATTTAATAGAATAGGTGCAGGTACAATAAAAGATTATAAAGGATCAATATCTTGGGATGATATAAATACAACTCCTGTAGAGATGACTTTTGAACAGAAGAAATATTTTGCTTTTTGTCTTGATGATGCAGATAAGGTTCAATTAAAAGGTGATATTATGAAAGCAACAACTGCTGAACATGCGGCCGTATTAGCAGAGACATATGATAAATATGTATTAGCTAAACTTGCAAGTAATAAAAAGAACTCATTAACTAGTAAAGAATTAACTCCATTAAATGTATATGATGTAATAGTAGATATGGGAACTAAATTAAGCAAGAATAAAGTACCAAAAACAGATAGATTTGTAACTGTAGATGCAGAAATACTAGGATTATTATCTAAAGATGCTAGATTTACTAGAAATCCAAATGTATTATCTAATGGCTTTGTAGAAGGACAAAAAATAAATGGTATGCAGGTAATGGCAAGTGAAGAACTTCCTGCTAATACTATAATAGCTCATCATAAAAGTGCTATAGGAGCAGCAAAGCAACTATCAGAAACAGAAGCTATGAGATTACAGGGATCATTTGCTGATGGAATTAGAGGGTTATGTGTGTATGATAGTGTTATTTTAAGAGATGAAGCCATTATAATTCAACCATATACGTTAAATCCTAATGTAACTGTATCTAATGTACAAGCATAATTACAGTTGCTATGTAGGGTATTGATATGAATTATAATTTATTAGTAGAAAAAATAAAGCGAAGAAGTAATTCAGCAAATAACATAGACTGTGAACTTTTAAATGACCTAATTGAAGAAACTCAAAATGAGATTCTTCAATATACTAATTTATTAGAAATTCCAATTGGATTGGAAGGCTCTTTAATTGAGATAGTTATTGCTAAATGTAATAAGCTAGGATCAGAAGGAATAAAAAGTGAAAGTTTTAGTGGAATTTCAACTACTTATATAGATGGATTTTCAAAAGATATTATTAAAAAGTTGAATAGATATAGGAAACTTCCAAGATAGGAGAATTTATGAGTATCAATAGTAGTATGAAAAAGCTAATTTTACAGGAAAACAAAGAAATTATAACTCCTAGTGGATATAGAAAAAACAAATGGAGTGACAAATGTGAAGTTTTCATAGCTATATATGAAACTGATAGCAGAGTAAATACATCTAGTATTAGATATAATGAAAGTTCTCATATAGGATTAACTTTTAATAAAATAATAATGGTAGGAAATAGATTAAAAGATAAAGACAAAATTTACAATATAAATGGATTAATCTCACAAGGACGAATAAGTCAAATTTTTTTAAAGGAGATAAAAAATGTCTAATATTAAATTTGGAGATAGCTCTGATTGTATAAAGCAAGACATAGAAGAAATAATTTTAAAAAATATGATTAAAGTATGTAAATTAGTTGAGGAAAGAGCTAAGCAAGAGTTATCACCAATAGAATCGAATATAATTAATGAGATGTTTTGCGATGTATTTATTAAAGATAATTATATAGTTGGAGTAATTGGAAATAAAAGTGAGGAAGCAGTTAAAGTTCATCAAGGAACTGGAATATACAAAACTGATGAGAATAAAATAAAAAAATCATATAATAATCAAAAAAATTTTAGTGAGATTGGTTATGGATATAATAAAAAACAACCATTTTTAGAAAATGCTAAAATTTCAACTATAACTCAAATTCCAGGTATATTAGGGGAGGGGTTAAAATAGAAAATATATTTATAGACTATATAAATAGTAGCCAAGAATTAGTAAAGTTAATTGGAGAAAATAGATTATTTCCTATATTTACAACAGATATTAACAATCCATCATTAGTTTATAATTATACTCCTATTATAACTGACTATATAAGTCAAGTTCAGTTAGAGGTAAAAATAATTTGGAATGATTATGATGAAGTAAAAAAAATTGAGAATTGCTTAGAAAAATTACTTAGTAATAATATAAGTGATAAAAGGTTTAAGAGTTATAAAAATTTATACTTTAAAGCTATTAAAAGTGGTGGAGGGATACTATATAACGAAGATTTACAAATGTTCGAAAATAGTGTTTTTTTTATAATTAAATACAAGAAGGGATGATAAAATGGAAAAAAATGAGATAATGTTAGGTTCTGGAGAAGTATATATGATGGAATTTGAAGGAGATACTTTACCTGAACATGATGCTATAGAAACTGATGATAATAACGTAGGTTATTGTAATAGTGGATTTAAAATAGATTATAAACCTAAAAAATATGATGTTAAAAATCAATATGGTAGAGTTGTAAAAAGCTTTATAACAGATGAAAAAATAAGTGCTAAAACTGGTATAATAACTTGGGATTTAAATAAGTTAGCACTTTTATCTACTGCTAAAATAACAAATAATGAAGAAAAGAAAACTAAGAAACTTACATTTGGTGGTGGTGGATCACTAAAAACTGTTTTATTAAGATTTGTACATGAAGAAAATGGAAAAAAATTAAGATTTACTATGATTGGACAAGGTGGAAATGGATTTGGATTAGATTTTGGAGATAAAGAAACTTCAATAAATGCAGAATTACAAGGAATAGAAAAAATAAAGAACTTCTTAGCAGAGTTTGAACAAGAATTATAGGAGGAAATTATGTTAGATTTAGATTTGATAAATGGAAAAACTATAGAAATGAAAATAGATAAGAATATTATAAAAGTTAATCAACCTTCATTTGCTTTAGCAAAAAAAGTTAGAGCATATGAAAGAGATTTTGTAAAAATGAATGAGGATGAAATATATAAAAATCAATCAAATATACTTTTAGAATTTTTAAACAATAATTTAGATAAGAAAGTATTTAAGGAAGACTTCATTGAAAGCTTAACCTTTAGTGCAATTAAGGCCTTATATAATGAATTAATAAAAGCAATAGTGGGAGCCGAAACAAACCCAAACTAAAAAATCCCATTCCTGAAGGACCTATAGGAGAAGCTATAGTAGATAAATATTTTCCTTCTGAAGAATGGGAAAAAGATTATACAAATTCAACAGCAGATATAAAAAGTATAAGTGAGTATACTGGATTAAATTTTAATGAAATTTATAATCTTCCATACTCTCTTTTTTTATTATATCGAAAAGAAGCTTGGATATATGGACTAAAACAATCTGAAAAAGGAAGAGAATTCCTAGCTACACTATGGGGACTTACTCAGACTAAAGCTGATTATAAAAAGATACAAAATTTTAGTGAGAGAGGAGGCGAATAGATGGCTAGTGGGATAGAATTAGCACCATTAGTTTGTGAAATAAGAGCAAACTTAGATGATTTTAATAGAGGTATAGATGAGGCAACTCAAGGAAGTTCCCAATTAGAAGAACAGTTTAAACAACTTAACAATGATTCAAGATTAGCTGAATCGGGATTTAAGTTAGCAGGAGCTAGTGCAGCTGTATTGGGAGATAAAATTGGAATTTTAGCGTCAAAACAAAATGAGCTATCAGATAAAATTAAATTGCAATCAAGGGCCATTACTTTAGCTAAGCATGGATATGAGCAAGCACAGAGAAGTTTAACATCATATACTGATAAGAGTACAAGATTAAAAGAAAAATTAAATGATTTAACAAGAGAGCATGAAAGAGTTGAAAATAGTTTTGGAAAAAATAGTCGACAGGCTAAAAATTTACAAAGAGAAATAAATAGATTAAACGTTGAGTATGATCGAAATAAGGCAGCTGTAGACAAAGCTAAAAATAATTTAAATAATTATAATATTAAACTAAATGAAACACAAACGGAATTATTAGAAACACAAAATGCTTTAAATGAAACAAATGAAGAGATTAAAAACACTAGGCTTTCTAATATAAATGAAAAGCTAGAAAAAGTTTCTGGGAAATTAAAGGATTTAGGATCAACGTTAACATCTAAAGTAACAGTACCAATATTAAAAGTAGGAAAAGCTAGTTTTACGGCGGCTATGGATTTAGATGATAACTTAGGTAAAACAGATAGTATATTTAAAGAAAATAGTGAAACTGTAAAGGATTGGTCAAACAATTCATTAGAATCTATGGGAATGTGCCAATCAAGCGCATTAGAGTTAGCTAATAAATTTGGAGATATGGGATTAAGTATGAAGCTAACATCTAAAGATACAACAGATTATGCTATAAATCTGGCACAGTTAGCGGCAGATATGTCTTCTTATAAAAATATAACCATAGAAAGGGCAAATGAAGCACTAACAGGTATATATACTGGAGAAACAAAAGCGCTTAAAGAACTAGGAATAACTATGACAGATGCTAATTTACAGCAATTTGCATCTAATGAGGGAATAAAAAAGAAAATAAATAATATGACGCAAGCAGAATTAGTGCAACTTAGATACAATTATGTTATGTCAGAAACCAAGGACATGCAAAATGATTTTGCAAGTGGAAATGATGGAGCATCTAATTCATTAAAAATATTTTCTGAAGCAACAAAAGAACTTAGCTCTGAAATTGGAACTGGGTTACTTCCTATGTTAACTCCAATAATTCAAAAGGCTACCGAGATTGTTAAGAGCTTTGCTTCTATGGATGAAGGTACTAGAAATTTAATTATAAAATTTGGATTAGTAGTAGCAGCAGCAGGTCCAGTTTTAAGCACCCTAGGAACTGGAATAGGATTTTTAACAAAAATAACACCATTGATTCTTGGAACTGCAACAGCTACAACTGCGGCAGGGGGAGCAGCAGGGGGAGCAGCTATAGGATTTGGAGCCTTAGCTACTGTAGGATTACCAATAATAGCTATATTAGGAGCCTTAGCAGGAGGGGCATATTTATTTGCTAAAAGATCGCAGACTATGAATAGTAGTTGCTTAAAAAGTAAAGAAGAATTAGGGGCTGTAGGAAGCGCGTTTAAAGCATTAAATGGAGACGTAGCTTTAACTGCAGATGAGATGGATAAAATGAATATAAAACATAAGGAGTGGAGTAAAAAAATATCTCCCGAGACTCAAAAAGCGCTTACCGAAACTTCAGATAAAATTGCTAAGTACAATTTTGCTATTGAACATGCGAGTAGTTTAGGAAAATTAGCAGATAAAAAAGAAGGAGAAAATCTAAACAAAGGCCTTGATGAAATAATAAACAATGCTATAAAAAAAATAAAAGAACGTTCTCCACAAGTTCAAAAAGAAATGGCAAATGCATTTAAAGCTGATGATGGGACTCTTGATAAAAATGAAAAAGTATTAATGGGATTTTTCAATAAATCACAAAATGAACAAGTAAAAAAAGTTGAAGAGTTACATAAAAAAATAGAAGATATAGATAAAAAAGCGGCTCAACAACAAGGAAAGCTTACTAAGGACCAGCTTAAAGAAAGAGAAAGTCTAGTAAATCAAATAGGTCAAATTACTATGAATAATACTGTAAAAAATAATCAAGAACTTATAGCTGCTCAAGCAGAGTTCAATGCTAGGATGAAAAGTTTAGATATGAAAGGTGTATCTTCTTTGTTAAGTGAAAAGGCTAAAGCAAGAGATAAAGAAATTGAACTTACTAGACAAAAATATGATACACAGATAGAAGAATTAAAATTATATAGACCTAAAATGAATGCAGAAGAGCAAAAAGCATGTGATGAACAAATTGAGAGAATAAAAAAATTAAAAAATGATGCAATTGACAGTGAAAAGCAAAAATATCAAGGATTTTTAGATGAAGCTACTAAAAAATATCCAGAGTTGATTGACTATATTGATACTAGTAATGGTAAAGTAATGACTAATGAAGAGAAAAGTAACTATAAAAGGTTAACTAGATATAGTCAAAATATGGAAGGAATGATGGGGATAACTAAGAGTGGATACTATAAAATTAAAGATACAACAGAAAATAAGATGCATGAATGCTACGTTGAAGTTGATGAAGCAAGTGGGAGAATAGTTGGAAGTTGGGATAAAGGTACAGATCAGATATATGGAAATCCAATAAAAGCTAGAGAAGATATTGATAAAGATTTAAAAAATGGTAAAGCCTTTCAACCGATAAAAGAAAATTATGATAAAACAAAAGATGGAGTATATAAAAATGCAATAACCGTTCAGGCAAAAAAAGATACTAATTTATTCAAATGGATAAAGGACCAATGGAATGGAGTTCTTGGTTGGTTTAATTCTAATCCGGTATCACCTAGTACCTCAAGCGGTGGACCTAGAGGGTCACATTATAATGGGTTAGATTATGTACCTTATGATGGATATATTGCGAGATTGCATAAAGGAGAAAGGGTCTTAACAGCAGAAGAAAATGGAAAATATTCAGAAGTTAGGACAGGATCTACTGCAACACAAGATATAAACATAAATATACCTGTAATCCTCGAAGATAGGGTAATTGCTAAAGTTGTAGATAAAATACAAGGAAAGAATTTAGCATTAGAAAAGAGGTTAGTAGGTAGATGATAAATATAATTGAAGAATTAGAGAAACAGGGATTGATTCTAAATAGTAGAAATATTGGTTCTGCAAAACCTATTATTATAAAAGAATCAATTCCTTTTATGAATGGGTCTTTTGATTTCAGTAAAATATCAGGAAACTATAATTATGATGATAGAATTATAGACCTACAGTACACAGTTATGGATGAAAAGTTAGCCTATGTAAACAATATTTATAATTATCTACAGACTTTATTTTTAGAAAATTCGACAGTGAGAGTTAAATTTGAAGATATTAGAGGATTTTGGATAGGTGAAGTTACAAATTTTAGTGATTTCGAAGAAATAAATTATTTAGGAAAATTTAATATAAAAATAAATGCCAAGCCGTTTAGATATTCAGATGATATGTTTGGGGATGATATATGGGATAGCTTTAATTTTGAATTTGATGTAACTGAAATAAAAAATTATAAAGTTGAAAACTCACTTAGTTTTAAGCTAACAAATGTAGGGGTATCTATTTCACCAATTATAAACGTTGATTCAGGTATGGAAATAAATATAAATAATAAAAAGTTTTATCTTAAAAAAGGTGTAAATAAAATAAGCAGATTAAGGCTTAAAAATGGAACTAATCAAATTTATGTAACTGGAAATGGATCAATAGAATTCATATATAGGAAGGAGTTGCTATAGTGGCAAATATAAAACAATATACAGATAATATTAGGAAGGCTATATATGGAAAAGAAGTAAGAGAAAGTCTTGCAACCGGTATAGAAGTTATTAATACAGAAGTAGAAAAAAATACAACTCATGTTAATAAAACATCAAAAGATATTGAAAAATTTAAAAATGATATAAATTTAGCTGAAAGTCAAAGAGTCTCAGCTGAAAACAAAAGAATTTCCGATGAAAAAATTAGAGTTATAAATGAAGAAACTAGAAAAGAAGAATTTAAAAAAATAGTCGATGGAAATAGTACGTGGGATAAGAAATTATCTAATTTATATAATACTAATAATAGTAGTTTAACTGATTTAAATAAAAGTTTTAAATCAAAATATGATAATTTAGAAAAAGAATATGCTAAAGAAATTACTAATGTAAAAGATGCTCAGGGTCAACCTGGAGTTAGTTATAAAGTGAATTCATTAGGAGTACATCCTAGTTCAAATGGTTTTATTACGGATGTGGTACTTAAAGGGAATACATTAATAAATTTGGCTTGTAGAGAAACTTTAGAAGTGGGAACGACTAAAACTTCTATATATGCTAATTTTAATAATAAAGCAATTAGATTTAATAAGGTTACAATTGCCAATAAATCAAATAAAACTGTAACATATGGTATTTATGATTTTTCTAGTACAAATTGGAAAAGAAATATAGAAGTATCTTCTAAAGAAATTAGAAGTATCACATTAAGTAATGATGAGTATATAGGAAATATAGTTGGAGGCTACTCTGATGGATTTGAGAATACAGAATCATCTAAAACTGAATTTAAAAAAGCGATGATGTTTTTTGAAGGAGATGTAACAAATTACAATTTCGAATATTTTGAAGGGATGAAGTCTGTTGGTGATGATGGAAATAAAGTAGGATATATGAAACTGTTAACAAGAAAAGAAGATGGAAATTTATTTGATAAAACTCAAATTATATCAGGTAAAATAGTTAGTGGTGCAAACAACAGTACTATGGGGATTTTCATTGACCCTGATCAAAATATAGATAAGTGGAATGTTACAAATTATATCCCTATATTTTCAAATGAAATATTTATAGGGGGACTAACAAATTCTATTGTTAGTGGAAATAATATAAACTATGGTGCATTTTATGATGAGAATAAAAATACTATTTCTGTGCTTAGCTATAACATATTAAATGATAATTTTAAGATATCGGTACCTCAAAATGCTAAATACTTTGCTATATCAGTAAAACAGGAGGATTTAGATAATTTATATATATGTAATAATCCTAGTAAATCAACCAATCATAAATCTGAAAAAAATCAGCTTTTATTTCTTCGTGCTACAAGTGAATGGGATAGTATAGTAGCTAGAGGTATAAATGACGATTTATGTGATTTAATAGAAGGTAGAGGGAGTTCAGAGGATAAGTATATTAAAAAATGTGAACCTTTTAAATATAGAGGAACAGAGGAATGGATAGATGTAACAGGTAACGTTGCTGAGTATAAAAGATTTAAATTAGTTCTAGATAATAAGGCCATAGGATTAACCAATATAAAGTGTAACTTATTTCCAACCAAAGAAAGTGTATGGACCGATGCTGGAACAGAGGAAGGAATATGTGGATCAACTAAAAATGGGTCTATATATATAAGAATAAAAGCCTCTAGGCTGTCTACTTCTGACAAAAATGGATTTAAGAAATGGTTATCCGAAAATAATTTAGAGGGTGTATTTGAGTTACATAGATATGAAAGTTATAAATGTATAGGTATAAAGGCTCGCTCATGGGATAAAAATACTCTCGTAAATATTGAATCTGGACCAATAAAACCTGATATAGAGTGCTATATGCCTCACTCTGTACTTTCATCGTTAAATGGAATTTCAGATAAACTTGAATGTGCAGATGAAAATGTTATCAAGTTACTTATTGAGGTTGCAAATAAAGCTAATAAAGAACATAATCATAATGATAAATATCTTAAATCAAACTTAGGTATGGTTTCAAATTTTAATGATTGTAAAGAATCAGGTATGTGGTGTGTTAATGGAGAATCAATACCTAATGCACCCTATAGTGGAGCTATATCGGGTACTTTAGAAGTATTAAATGCAAAAATTAATGGGGAGTTTATGCAAAGATTTACTAGCACCGTAGGAGAAGTATTTTTCAGATATTATCGTATAGAAAACTCTACTTGGAGTACTTGGACTAATTACTCAGCTCAACCATTTCAACCATTTAGAGGACATGCTACAGATTTTAATTTATGTACAAAACCAGGAAGATATACTATAACTGCTAAAGACACATTGCCTAATGCACCTTATAGTGGAGGAGTATGGGGGTACTTAGATGTTATAAGGGTTAATGAATCAGAAATAATACAAAAGTTTACCGTTAGTGGTCCAGGTTCTGTATATACTAGAATATATAACTTTGAACATAAATGGTTTAATTGGGTCAAAACTCCTACAGTTGAAGATTTTGAATGCAAGAATGGACAATCTGGAGGATATCAAAAATTACCTAACGGAATAATTATACAATGGGGAAGCACTGTAATACCTTTTAACGGATATAGGGCACATGGTTATTTATATTATCCTATAGCGTTTAAAGAATATGTACATTGTTGTGGAAATGTAGCGTCTAATGACTATGGTGGGTTCTGTGAAACTTCGGGAACTGTTGCAGGTGACACATTATCACGTGCTTATGCAGAAGCATTAGATGTGGGAAATGGTAATAGACAAGGACACAATGTAAGATTTCAATGGATTGCTATAGGAAAATAAGGAGGTGCTAAAAGTGAAAATATATTTACACTACAAAGAAGAAAGCTTTGAATTTAATGGTTTTTACCTTGATGATTTTTCTGATAAAATTCCACAACCTAATATTTTAATTGATAAAGAATTATGGGAGAAATTACAAAAAGTCACAGGTGATATTAAACTTAAGAAAGATTTTACTAAAAAAGAAATTTATACAATTTCAGATTTTACTTTGTTTGAAATTATACCTATAAAGTCGAAAAAGCATAAATTAACAAAGATGGATGCTTTAGAAGAACAAAATGCAAGTTTAACATTAAGCATGGCTATAAAGGATTCTCAAATAGAACAATTAAATCAAACAGTTAGTGATTTAGTGATAACTGTTGCACAATTACAAGGAGGTAAATAATTATGGATTACTACCAAATAGTTAAAAGATATTATAACTATATTAAATTAGATGGGACAAGAATGTACTCAAAAGAGAAAGTTTCTAAGTTTGTTGAACTGGGAGCAATTACAAAAGAGCAGTTTAAGGAAATAACAAATGAACCATTTGATATTGGATCTATACTTGAAAATAATACTGAAAACAATCAGGTGATGTAATTTGTTTGAAATTAGATTGAAAAATTCCGATGAAATCATAGATGGAGTACAATGTAAAATTAATTATGAGGAAAATAAAGCTCCTATAGTTAATTTTAAGTTATTACCAAACAGTAACTTTTTTAATAAATTAAAAAAATTTATAGATCTAATAGAAATATATAAAATAAATGATAAAGCAGATGATGAAAAAATATTTGATGGAAGAGTACTGGATGTAAAAAAAGAAATGACTAGTGACGGGATGTTTTATAATGACGTTATTTGTGAAGGGTTACTAAACTATTTAATTGATAGTACCGTCGGGTTATGGGAATTACATCCTGCAGAAGTTCCTAAAGATAGTCCTGCTTATGCAGAAGCTAATTATGACACAAGAAAATTTTTAAAGAAAATTTTAGATAATCATAATTCTAAAGTAGATGATAAAAAGAAAATTTATCTGGGAAATGTAACTTTGATTGATAGTGTATATTGTATTACTAATAGAGAAACCTCCTTAAATGTTATTTATGATAAGCTTGTAAATAACAAAGGAGGTTTTCTTAATTTAAGAGAAGTTGATGGGAAATATTATTTAGATTATTTAAAAGAAAACCCAGTTAAAGACGAAAGTACTGTAGAAATAGGAGTAAATCTTAAAGACATTCAAGTTGAAGATAGCTTGAAATCAATTTGCACAAGGTTAATTGGTGTGGGGTCTGAAGGCAAGATAACTTCTGTTGCAGAAGATTTAGAACTTATAAAACAATATGGAATTATAGAACAGGTTTATGAATGGTCAGATGTAACCAGACAGGAAAATTTAGATACTAAAGTTAAAGAAAAGTTAAAGCTCATAAATGAAAGTAATTCCATTGTGTCAATTAATGCATTAGATTTGAGTTATTTAGATAATAATTTAGAAAGATTAAAGCTATCTCAAAATATTAATGTGGTATGTGAGCCCCTTGAATATGAAAAAAAACATAGAATTGTTAAAATTGATTTAGATTTGCAAAAACCATATGCATCAAGTTTTGTTTTAAATAACCCAGAGCCAAGTCAAGTTGGTACAAGTAATAATATAATTCAAGAAACAAATAATAATAAACTCGAAATACTTCAAGTAAATGGTAGGCTAATACAAAAAGTTTCAAGTTCAGAATTTATGAGTTATAGAGAACAAACTGATAAATCAATTAAAGAGAGAGTTAGTAATGGTGAATTTGAAACATATAAAAATCAAACTGCATATGAAATTAGCCAAAAAGTCGGAAGTAAAGATGTTGCTACGATATTTGAACAAAAAATGGATAGATTTAATTTTACAATAGGGAAAACAACTCCGTTGAGTATCCAAAAAGATAGGCTTGATATGGAGTTTGAAGATGGAACAAAATGTATGATTGATAGGAATGGATTTGGATATCAAGAAAATGGTAAAACCTATCCATATCGAAGTATGGTAGATGTTAAAGGGTTTAATACAAAAGGAGATCCGAATAGTTTACATTGGGTTCAACTTCCTGAGAGATATAAAAATAAACAATTTAAAACAATGGCAGTTATTACTGATTCTTCGGACGAATCTTGGCAAATAGATAAGTGCTGGGTAATTCAGAGAATGGTTGTTTTAGTTGAAGATGAAAATATTGATTATGCCAATGCAAGAGTTCCAATTAGAGGGTATAGAACAGATAAAAATTATTCTACTGGAGATATTAGGCATAAACCGATAGCTGGAGCCTTAATAGTAATAGCATAATATGGAGGAGTTATGAACATAGAAGTGACGGTTGTATGTACGGTTGTAGGGGCTATAATTGGATACATGAGTTACCAAAAGAAAAATCAAAAAGATATAAAAGATGATGCATCTCAAAGAACTTTACTATCAACCAAACTTGATTATATAAGTAAGGGTGTAGACGACATAAGACTTGATATAAAATCTCAGGATGTTAAGTTAAACAATGCCATTGAGAGGCTTATAAAAGTTGAGGAGAGTACAAAGTCTGCTCATCACAGAATAGATAATATACAAGGAGTTGAAAAGATTGGAAACAATAATTAATTTTGTACCGGAACAGTTATTAATATTAGTAGCTGCCCTTTATGTTATAGGCATATTTCTAAAGAGAACACCTAAGATAAAAGATTGGAGTATACCGTGGATTTTACTAGTTCTAGGTATTAGTTTTAGTATACCTATAATGGGATTTAAAGCTACAAGTATTTTACAAGGCATAATATGTAGTTTTGGAGCTATCGCTACAAATCAACTTGTAAAACAAACGGTAAATAAATAATAAATTAAATGCTTATTGAAAAGGTAATAAATAGGACTGGTGACAGTTCTTTTTTGTTATCTTTTAAAATATATACAATAAAAAATAATTAGGAGGAATTAATTATGAGAAAAAATATGACAGATCCAGGACATGGAGGATATGATTCGGGAGCACCAGGAGTACATGGATGCTTAGAAAAGGATATAGTATTAGATGTATCTAATAGAGTAGCTAAGTACTTAAAAAATCAAAATATAGAAAATTTAAATACTAGAACTACAGATGTATTTGTGACGTTAAATGATAGAACTAATGAAGCTAATAAATTAGGGGTAAACTCATTTGTATCAATACACTGTAACAGCTCTAACAATCCAAGTGCTCAAGGGGTAGAAACTTATTGCTATAAATTTGCATATAGAGCTTTAGCAGACACTATACACTCAGAGTTAATACAAGAAGGTCTTTACACTAAAAATAGAGGTGTAAAGGAAGGTAACCTACACGTAGTTAGAGAGACTAAGATGGATGCTTGTTTAGTTGAGTTAGGATTCATAACTAATGAGGAAGACTATAATTTAATAATGAACAATAAAGATAAATTTGCTAAAGCTATAGCAAAAGGAATTTGTAAATTTAATTCAGTTGAATGGAAAGAAACTGGAATTGTAGACGAAGGATTTACAAATGGAGATTACTCAGGAAGAAAAGCTAGAGTAATTGCAGATGTTTTAAATGTTAGATGGGATAGAGGTACAGAGTATGAGGTAATAGGACAAGTTAAATATGGAGATATAGTGAATTTACAGTATTGTTTAAATGGATGGGTAAGTATAGAAGGGTTTAACGGTAATAAGGGTCTAGGATATGTTAGCTCTAAGTATCTTGAACTAGTATAA